CACATATTCCAATCGAATAAAAAATATCTTAACTACTATTGAAAGATTAAAAGGAATCTACATGTTTGATCGAGATGCACTAGATTTAATAGAAAAATTCGATTGCCATGAAGCGTTCTTTTATTGCGATCCCCCTTATCCAAATACCTGTCAAGGGCATTATTCCGGTTATACTCAACAGGATTTTGAAAACCTTATTGAAACATTGAAAAATATCCAAGGGCAATTCCTTCTTTCCTGCTATGACAACCCAGCCGTGCCTTCCGATTGGGAAAGATTCGAATTTGATGCAAGATGTACAGCATCTAATACCGCAAAAGGTGGACATAGAGAAAAGCGTAAGGAAATAGTCTGGCGAAAGCTCAACGGGTACGGTAAAATAAATTCAGCACAAATGGAAATGTTCTAAGACTTCCTAGGCCTCTTATACCCACACTTGTGGCAATACCTCTGTAAATGCATGTTAAGTATCCCGCAATTAGGGCAATACCACGGCCCTGATTGCCTTTCATTCTTCGGATACTTGTCCACACCCACCATCTCATAAAACCGCTCACACCTGCGATCGACCGCCATATCCTCCGCCTGTGTGCCCATCATGCTAACAAATACTAAAAACTCAATCATCACATTCCCCTTAAAAAAAAAGCCCGAAATTATTCGGGCTCATCAAGTTAATAACTCGTAATCTTCCAATAACTCTTGTCCGGCTTTCTGAAAACACCCGACAGCCTTTCAACCTCTTCCGGCGTATACACACCCTCGACCATTGCCCTATAATCCACAGAGCCTCTCGACTCGATAAGGCTTATTTGAATTCCATGTTCCATTCGTGCACCCCCAGACATTGCTAGCAATCTTTTGCGAATCTCTTCCTCTCTAGCTGCCAGTTCCTTTTTCTTGCTTAAAAGCTCCCGCATCTCCTCGCAAAGCTCTCGGTATAACTCCCTCTCAAAATCTACTACGTCTAAATCATTCATCGAATCTTGCTCCTTGTTTAAATCGTGATCTCTTCCTGGATCACACCAATGTTAATACTGTCCAATTCCTTCAACATCTCTAGCTGTTCTCGAGTAAAACTCACTCGATGCATCAGCAAAAGCAAAATCCTCGCTTCCTTGTTCTCTGGATAAAACCGATCCTTGCCAAACTCCAATTTATGCTTAACGATAACTTTCATAGTCACCCCCCTTTCTCTTAGTATAACACATACGCCTTATTCGTCAAGCTCGATTATCTCTTCCAGCCTTTCCAAACAAGATTCCCCACAGCATGGCCACTTACCCTCTTCATCACTCTCGTGGAAAAAAACAAAAGGATTATCCCCTAAATGCGCCTCCCTCACCGTCACCGGTTCCCGGCAAATATAACACTCACCAGTTTCAAAGTCCCCATCAAAAGGGGGATCTATCATCTCATAAAGCATAACATCATCTCCTTGTGTTGTGCCTTCTTGGCGTTGTTTATGCCACCAATATAACACACACGCTACATTAAAGCAATACGAAAAAGAATTTTAATGAAAAAATCAAGGCACGCTTGACACCTTCAGATTGATAAAAAAATCAACAAATTACATAATTACCTTATGAAATGGATCGACATAGAAAAAGAAAAACCACCAGCCGGCATCATTTGGTTACTCATAAAAGGTAGAATGGAATCAGACCATATCCGAGATACACAGATAATTCCCATGATTTCTAATCCTCTCCCCTCTGATAAAAATCAAATAGAATTTCGTTCTCTAGATTATGCTCAAGCAATCTACTACGGTTCAAAAAATTTTATACTAGCGGAGTGGGAAACGCCTATTGCGTGGATGCCTTACGACAAAATGCCACTTCCAGCATGGATACAAAAAAAACTTTCCATGTAAAGCAGCTTTACACAAAAAACTAAACTTGATAAAAAAGAGATATGATAGAACTAACCGTTACAATTAAAGGCACCACAGAAAACGGCGACGGCTCAACTTACAAACAAAAATTCCTACTACACGAACCATGTCAACTATCAACTGACGATTTAGCTATCAAACAGTGCGTGCAGCAAGCTACAAACAATTCTAAAATCTTGCCCGATGACATAAAAGTTAGGGCACTACTAGTGGTACAATAATGGCCAGTAAACCGGTTGGTGCACCAAGAACTACTACACCTCCAAAAGAAAAAGTAATAGAACTTGGCGAAGATTTGGTAAAATGGTCAGAAGAAGAAACAGATGAACTACGTTGCAGATTCTGTGAATGGTATACTCAACCAGATATTGGTATGCTACGATCTGAATTTGATGCCATGTGTAAACTAGATGAGTTTCGCGTGTATTATGAACGTGCAAGAGCTGCATTAGGTAAAAGATATATTGACGGATCGATCAATCCCTCTATGGCTCATAGGTTTATGTGGCACATGGTTCCCGAGTCCGCTGATCAAGAAAAAGCAAAATTTAAAGCCCAAGAAGAGGCTAGAGCTGAAGCCGAAGTGAAAATAGCAAAAGAAATAGCCGTAACAACTATAAACTATGCCGGCTCAAGCAAAGATAGAAATAACCCTCCCACATAAGTTCGAACCTCGCTGGTATCAATTAGAAATGCTAGATGCTTTAGATTCTGGCATCAAGCGAGCTGTCTGCGTACACCATCGAGGCGCTGGCAAAGACCTCATGTGTCTCAATTACTTAATCAAAAAAGCATTTGAGAAACCTGGTGTATACCTTCACTGCTTTCCGAATTATAACCAGGGTAAACGGGCAATTTGGAAGTCAGTGCATGATACCCACGATGGCGAATCCATAGCTTACCTTGATCATATCCCCAAGGAAATTATAAAGCATAAAAATAGTAGCGAGATGATGGTAGAGCTAAAAAATGGCTCAATCTATTGCGTCATGGGTCTAGATGGTAAGAATGCTGCTCGTGCCCGTGGCATGAACCCTAACTTTGTTATCCTATCAGAATACGCATACATGGACCCCGAATCTTGGCACACAGTAGAACCCCGTGTAGCTCAGAATAATGGAACAGCAATCTTTATCTCTACACCCAACGGCCAAAATCATTTCTATGAACTTTATAACCATGCCATCAAAAGCCCCGAATATTTCGCATCCATGATGACCATTGAGGATACCAAAACCATTTCGTTAGATCACATTGAAAGCCTACGAAAAGAGGGGGTTCCAGAAGACTTTATTCAACAAGAATACTTCTGCTCATTCACTCGTGGAGCTGAAGGATCATACTACGGCAAGTTCATACAGCGAGCTCGTGACGAGAATAGAATATGTGACCTCCCCATAATCGATGACCTTCCTTGCCACACATCGTGGGATCTTGGCATTGGAGATAGCACATCAATCTGGATCTTCCAGGCTCTTCCTAATGGTTGCTATAATTTCATAGACTATTACGAAAACCATGGTGAAGGTTTAGAACATTATGCTAAGTATCTAGACAAGTTCAAAGCTCGCCACGACATCATCTGGGGTACACACTTCTTACCACACGACGCCGCAAATAAAGAGCTTATCACCGGAATAGATAGAACTATGGCATTAAATCAGCTTGGCATAAAACCAGCAGTTCTCAAAAGAGACCGTGTAGATGAAGGTATTCAGGCAGTTAGATCCTTACTCAACCGCTGTTATTTCGATCAAAATCGATGCTCTGAAGGTATCAAATGCTTAGATTTCTACTGCAAAAAGTACAATGAAGCGATGAAAGTCTATTATGATACGCCTTTGCACAACCGCTGGTCGCACGGGGCCGATGCCTTTCGCTACTTCGCAGTTGGTGTAAAAACTATCGGCTTAAATGATCAAGGATCCATAGAAGAAGATGCAGAAGCTTTACGAAAATTTTGGGGTGATGGATAAACATTGAATTATATAGTTAGTTGCATAAAGATAAAATTAGCAAATTTTTTTGGTGAAGGAATAAATTATGCCAAGGTCAAGTGATCCTACGTTCTGGCCCGGATTAGAAGCCGATACATCAATGCGAAGAGAGATGGACCGCAACTACTCCGACACAATAAACATCCTTCAAACTCAATGGTACCAAGCAGATCTAGACCAACGTTTTGTTCTTGGTGACCAAGACCTTTGGGGGCTTCTATTTCCTGGCGTCAGCACGTACCGGCGCAAGATGTTTAACTTCAACCTTATCAACTCAACAGTTCAGATGGTCACTGGTTACCAGCGTCAAAACCGCAAGTCTTCAATATGCATACCCATACAGTCTCCTATGCAAAAGACCGCTGATCAGATGACAAAATGTCTTTATTACGTACACAATCAATCGGGAGCGTATCAAGTATATTCAGACGCCTTTGAGCAAGGCGCTCTTACGCAAGGAATTGGACTTGTTAGTATCTATAACGACTTAACATCCGACCCTGCCTCAGGGGATATCAAACTTCGCTATATCGACTTCAAAAGCGTTCTCATTGATCCCTTCTTTAGGCGCCATGACCTGTCCGATTGCAGGTTTATTTGGACTCGTCAATTTTTTGACAAACAAGAAGCTGCTAACCTCTATCCTCAATTTGCCGAAGAAATATTAAATATTGCGCCTGGTTCATATCGTGATGACAAGTTCTACTATATGCCGGAAGTTTATCAGATACAATTTCCTAGCCTTGTCGCTTTTGATGAGTACTGGTACTTGAGTTCTCGTGAAGCTAATTATTTAGTCGATACTTACACAAATGAAATCCAAGAGTTCCAGGGTGATGAAGAAGATTTTAGGATAATCCAGTTAAGGCTTGGAAAAGATCGATTCAAGCTTACTAAAAAGCCTAAGCAAACTGTTAGACGAGCCATCCTTATCAACGACAAAGTCCTAGTAGATGAGTCTAACCCATACGGTATCGATCGCTACCCATACGTCCCTTTCCTTGGATACTTCACACCAGACACTCCCTACTATGCCTACAAGTTTAAAGGTATTGTTCGCGACATGCGTGACGCCCAATACCTCTTTAACAGGCGAAAAGCGACAGATTTAGACATTCTCGAATCTCAACAGCAGGGAATCAAGGTCAAAAAGGGCACACTAGTAACACCCGATGATGCTCTCAATCAGGGCAACGGCCGCATGCTTGTCTTGAAAGAGACTGCACAAATGTCTGACGTTGAGCAGATGCAAATCATACCGCCAGCGCCAACCATGATACAAATGGAGGACATGCTCAAGGATGTTATGCGACAAATTAGCGGTGTCAACGAGGAACTGCTAGGTGCTGCTGTCGATGACAAGGCTGGCATTCTGTCTATGTTGCGACAAGGGGCTGGTCTAACCACACTTCAGCGACTATTTGATCAATTTGATGAAAGCCAGCGTCTCTGTGGAGATATCATTTTAGAAATGATACAAAAGAATTGGAGTTACAACAAGGTGGCTCAAGTTATAGGTGAAGAACCCACACCTGAATTTGATGACAAGGCATTCTTCAAATATGGTTGCAAAGTCATACAAGGAGTGCTAACCGAAAGTCAGCAGCAACTAGAGCTTGGGCAGCTTCTGAATCTCCAGGAGATGATGGGGCCAAATACACCTCCACCTGTAATGCAGCGTATTCTAGATGCAATGTACATTCAAAACAAAGATGAGCTAAAGCAGCAAGTACAGGAATTTCAGCAAGCCCAAGCACAGCAGGAACAGCAAATGGCACAACTCCAGATGCAGCAGTTACAGGTTGACAACGAGACCAAACTGGCTTATGCCCACAGTCAGCATGGACTGGCGGCTGAGCGTATGGCCAAAATCCAAACAGACAAAGCTGTGGCTGAAGATAAATTACGGAGAGCAGAACATGAAGATACTGCTAGTCTGCTTTCTCTTGTTAAAACTCTTAAAGAGCTGCAAACCATGGATACAAGCAATTTAGCAGCAAAAGTAGAGATGTTGGATAGAATCAACTCCTTGAATTTCGACGATAAAATGGAGCGAGAGCAAAGCCCAGGATCTCAAGTATAAAATTTGTTTGCTATAATGCGAGTAAACTATTAAAGTTACATTGTAACCTACCGGAGGTACAAAATGTCTTACAAAAAAGGATACAAGCAGGGCGATATGATGCCCGAAGTAAAAGATTGCCAGATGCCTAGCGCAGCTTTTGCAGAAAAGTATGATCAGGCACCTCTCATGTATAAAGAGAGGCAAGATGCTCGGCAGTCAAAGGCTGGGAGAAAGCTTAAAAGCGAATCTTTCAAAGGCCGTTATTAAATCTTTGGGGAGGGTTCTTCCTCCCCATTTTATTAGGTAATTCATGAAGTCTGAATATGGTGATAGAGACACTGTTGGAACTACGTATATTAAAGCTCAAAACAACAGTGTTGCTGGTCTTTTAATAGGCGATGTTAATAGTGAGATGATTAGTGGTCTCATTGATGATGTTAATGACGCCATTCAGTCTAACCCTTTTGAGGGGCGACCTTTTTATGTAAATGTTGTAGAAGAACGTGACCTACAGATGAAGAATGCGATAAAAAGGCGAATCTTTACAACAGTGTATCGTCCCTATCCCGAAGACAACACCCTTGTTTTCTATGTAGAACCAAGATCTAATAAAGTCTGTTGCTGCTGGGACCTTCCTCACCACTCCGAAATGTGGAATATCTTGGCAAATTCCTATTTATATGATTCTGAATACATTAGAAGAATCAAGGAATGGCAAAACAACGATCTTACAAACTTTGGTTTCGAAAAGACACCCGATGGTGAGCATTGGATACCAAACCCAAATTACAAAGATCGACCACATGATGCGAATAAACCTCGCATATCACTTATTGGCGTGTAAATAACCTAAATTCTTTACTTAATTTTCCTGAATAGATAGATTAAAGTTAAAGGTTTCCACTTTACCTAAAAAGGTGTGTATTTATGGCTGCAATCGTGTCTCGCCAACGCGAAAGGAAGAATAATGGAAGAAGGTCAAAACAGTGTACAAGAAGAGGTCACTCCTCAAGATCAAGACTCCACAATTGTCGAACAAGAATCGCAAGTTGAATCTCAATTTGAGCAGCATGAAAAAGTTCAGGCTGAAGATCCTCAAGAGCGCAACTGGCGTGAATTGAGACGGAAAGAGCAAGAAGCTCAACAAAAGCTGAAAGTTCAAGACGAGTTTATTAGAAACTTAATAGAGGCACAAAAAGCTCACCCGAGGCAAACAGAACAGCCTAGAGAAGAGGTTGATCCGTTTGCTGAAATTCCAGACGATGAGTTCACATCAAAGGGTCAGACTAGACAGATGATCCAAAGAGATGCACGAGCTATCGCCAGAGAGGAATTTAATCGGCTTGAGCAAGAGCGAGATAGGGCAAGATTTGCCGAACGTCTAAAAGCACGATATTCAGATTTTGATGAGATTGTGAATCCTGAGACAATTGCAATTTTGGAACAACAAGAACCGGAGTTGGCTACGACGATTGCAGATCTCAAGGATCCCTACAAGATGGGTGTCCAGACATACAAATTCATAAAGGCAATGAATCTCTACCAAGCTGAGCCAGAAAACAGGCATGCCCGCGAGGTAAAAAAGAAAATTGATAAGAACGAGAAGGCTGTACAGTCTCCTCAAGCTTATAACAAAAGGCCTATGGCGCAAGCTTTCTCAATGGCGAATATGAGCAAGGAAGAGAAGACACGTCTTTATGAAGAAATGATGGGATATGCGAGTCAGTCACCCGGTTATTAAAAAACCGAGGTTAAGATGACAGTCTCAATTGCTACGTTGCCACCGCAAATACAACAGCGGTACAACGCAAAATTGTTGTCTACTCCAGAAAGGAACAACATTCACAACTTGTTTGCGGTCCCTGTGGAGCTTCCAGACAACCAGGGCTTCATTGATAGACAATCACGGTACGATCGCTTAGATCGTTTCCCTGTGCCTCTAGATGACGCCCAGCTTAACCCTCCATCGCAACAGCTTAATAGAGTAGACGTGGACTGCAGGGTTCGTGTGTATGCTACCTATATCGTGTTAACGAGACAGGTAACTATCACTAACGAAGATCCTGTTCTTAACTCCGCAGCTGCTCGCCTTGGGCAAGCGATGAGGGAAACCCAAGATATCCTCCAGCGAGATAACCTAGAGGCGACCGCTTCTATTGTTAACTGCGTTGGCGGGGGAAACGGTGATTTACCAACCCAGATGGCCGTAAGCGATATCGATGATATTGTGGCCGTTCTTCAAGGAAATGATGGGGAATACATCACTTCCATGATTGGAGGGCAAGACAAAATTGGTACATCGCCTATAGGAGATTCGTATGGAGCTATGTGCCATACTAGAATGATTCCTGTGTTGAATGATATGACAGGATTTGTTCGAAAATTTCAGTATCCCAACATTGATAGGACTCTTGAGTCTGAGTGGGGAGGGGTCAACAACGTTCGATTCTTCGTATCTTCGCAAGGATCGATTTCCAGCAATGCTTCGTTGCTTGGCAATGACATTGCAAACTGTTTTGTGACAGCAAAAGAGGGTTACAAAGTTGTCTGGCAAGCCGGTGGAAAAGCCAAGTTTATCTACCTGCCTCCAGGATACAACAACGACCCTTGTATGCTACGTCATACCGCAGGGGCAACGTTCTACCAAGGTCAGTGCATCACACAAGACCTTTGGGTACAGAATCTAAGATCAACCGGCCTATTGGCAGTATAAGGAGGTAAATCATGTCTTTTAGTGGAAGATTAAGTGGTTCGTTTACCTCAACAGCAACACCAGATTTGCATGATGTTGTATTGCCATATGGTGAACCGGATCTTTTTATTTTGCAGAACAGAACAGACTGGAATGCAACCACAGAAACAGCATTGATATCAAAGCGTTATCGTGGGATGGCGGAAGAAGCTGCTTTAACCATTGATAAAGGTGTCAATACCAATAGTGAGCTGTCGACGGCAGCAGCAGCTGTAACTACAAACGGATTTAGGTTTTTTGATAGCTGGAATCCGCCAACGTTCGCGGCTTTAGCATTAAGTGGAACAGAAATCTCTAATGCTAACCCGGCTGTTGCAACTATGGCAAATACTGGATCAATCCAAGTTGGATCAGTAGTAAGATTTGATAATACTACTAGTATGCTCCAAGCCTCTGGGATTGATTTCTCTGTTACAGCAGTAACCCTTAATACAAATATAACTTTAAACTGGGATGCTCAGAACGAAGCTGCGGCGGCAACTGCTGGTAATGCTCGCTTGATTATCCCTGGTAGATTTTACCCAAGAAAGAGATATATTGTGCCAGTAGGTGGATTAAGGGGTATTACTCAGGCAACGCAATGTGTTGTTTGTACTTCTGTATATCATGACTTTTCTGTTGGTGAAAGAGTTCGCCTTAAAGTTCCAACAAACTATGGAATGACTGAAGCTAACAACCTAACAGGAACGGTCTTGTCAATTGGTAATGCAAGTGGCGCTGCATATAGTACAACTATTGCAGCTAACTATAACGCATTAAGATTGAACATTGATACAAGTGGATTTACAACATTTGCTATGCCAACATCTGCGCAATGGGCGACACAAAAAATACCAGCAGAAATTATACCTGCTGGGGCAAACCCTGAAGATGGAGCTAATCCTCCCGGGGTACCTGTTAATGCTGCTGCAGATAACCGTAATAGATATGTGATGCGTTGTGGTACCAATGTTATTACAAGTGCATCTGCTGTTTATGATTGGGAAGCTTATTATAGTAACCTTCACACTGCAGAGTAAATATGAGAGGGGGGCAACCCCCTCTTTTTTAAGTTAAAAAGGAGATCTACATGGAAATAAAAGAGATAAGAAGAAGTCATCAAAAAAAAGGTGACCCTGAAAAAACAAAAGAAATGATAGAAAAGCTCCGTAAAGAGCATTCAAAGATGGTAAAGGGTAAGTTCGAGTTTATCGATGCAGGTGGTGGATTTCTAGAATTCAACTATCGTTTCTTCCCAGAAGATTTGCTTGTGACTTATAAATTTGTTCATAATGAAGTGTGTGAGATCCCCATGGGGCTTGTAAAGCATTTGAACAATACGGTAAAAAAGATTAGAAACTTTGGCTTAAATGATGGGGCAGCTCGTGGAAACAGGCTTCCTGATAGGGGGTTACCATCAACGTTTGATACAGTGTCTAGAGTAAGATTTACCCCTATTGATGTATTGTAATGCCAACAAATGTTATATACCCTCAGTTGGCGTATATTAATGCCATCACAAATGCACCACAGGCTGTAGTAACCTTCACTGCAGCCCATGATTTTACTGAGGGGGAGATTGTATCATTTAGGGTGACTCGAGACTTCGGAATGTTTCAGATAAACCAAGTAAGAGGAACCGTCATTGGTACAGCAACTACAACAATAACGGTGGATATAGACACAACGGATTGGGATGCGTTTGATTATTCAGCGCTAAATACGGCAGGAACTACCCCTCCAACATGTTTGCCTAGTGGATCTACTAGAGTTCCAGGAAGCAATCCGCCAAGAGTTAATCTTCAAGACGCTTTTGACAATAGGAGGGCTTAATGTCCACGGCTACATTAGATGATATCATTACAAAGGTCAGAAAGCTGACTGGAACAGGGAATAGCCTTCAGTTAACAGATTCAATAATCATTGATTACATTAACAGCTTTTATCTTTATGACTTTCCAGCAGAATTTAGAAGTCTACAGCTAAAGAATGTCTTTACGTTTAATACAATCATGGGGTTAGATACTTATCCGTTCAATTCTAGGTATTACACAACGGTTGAGTCACCTGTATATGTAGATAAGAAGTTAGTGCCTTTGTACACTTCCCCATGGCCATTCTATGGATTATTTTTCAATTGGCAAACTCGTGAAGTCCTTGATACGGGAGATGGTTCTACAGGACCTTATTCAGGTACTGTTCAAAACATTCCCTTGATTGCAAGTGTAAACAATAATGCTGAAACAGATACCCAAATACCTAATGTGTCACCGTTCCCAACTGGATTCCCTCCGGCTTATAGCGAACCTAACCCGTCTAGAGTTCAAAATATTCTGATATCAGCAAATACGGCTACATCAAGCTTACATGTGACAGACGATGGAAATGGAAATCTAATTGGCGATTGCGCTGCAGGAGGTACAATCAATTATCGAACTGGAGTAGTTTCGGCATTAACATTTACTTCTGCGGTACCATCAGGAAACGATATTACAATTCATTACAATCCGACTAGCGAGTCTCTTCCGCAAGCTATTCTATATTTCCAGGATCAACTTATACTTAGGCCGTGTCCAGATGCTGCTTATACTGTAGAGGTGACAGCTTATAGAACACCATCTCAGGCTTTGTTAGGAAGTACAGACCCTGATGCACCTACTTTAACGGGGATTCCTGAGCTTCGCGAGTGGTGGGAAACAATAGCAGCAGGAGCGTCAAAAAAGATATTTGAAGATCGTCAAGATGCTGATGGTATAGTGATGATGGATAAAATGCTGGCAGAACGATATGCTTTAAACGAAACAAGGACATATGCTCAGCTCGGGAAACAATCGATATCAACAATTTTTCGAGATCAGTTATCAGGATATTCGTCGGGATTTACTCCTTTTGGTGGAAATAATGGTTAAAATAAAAACGGTGCGGGACAAAGAGGTAAATTTCATTTATGATGGTCTAAAAGGAGTCAATCATGAAGAAGTTTATTTTCGAATGTCAAAATTGCAAGAAAGAGTGTGAGGCATATGCGTGCAGGAAAGGAAGAAAGAAATATTGCTCAAGAAAATGTATGGAAGAGCATAAACATACGAGTATGAAGGATATAATTTTGCAACGATGTGAAAAGAATAAAAATGATTGCTGGATTTGGAATGGGTCGATGTCCTGCAATGGATATGGCAAGATCGATTATAAAGGAAAGACAATCAGCTCACACCGAGCATCGTATGTGGCCTTTAAAGGTGAAATTGGAAAAGGTTTATATGTATGTCATTCTTGTGATGTAAAACATTGTGTGAATCCGAGCCATTTGTGGTTGGGAACATGTAAAGACAATATTCAAGATGCAAAAGTAAAGAGACGACTTCCAGATCAAAGAGGAAGAAAGATGTCTGAAGATGCTAAAAGAAAAATGAGTGAAGCAAAGATAAAAAATCCTGTACGTTATTGGAAAGAAAAAAAAAGAAGCGAAGAAACTAAAAAGAAAATAAGTGAAACCAAAAAGGGGGCGACATATGTTGTTAATAACCAATGACCTATAATACTTCGGTTCCGGCTAGCGGCCAGTCATTAGGCGAGACGCAACCGATCATCCAACAGAACTTCTCTGATATTAACACCGCATTTGGTAAAAACCACATACCGTTGACTACAAGCAATGATGGGAAGCATAAATTTCTGCAACTCCCGGAATCTGGAACAGGTTGGGATAACAATTCTAGCCCACCAGCCACCGCCGCTAACGAGGGTGGGTTGTATGTTGCCGCAGTTGGAGGTGTTTCTCAGTTGCATTTTCGAGGAGAAAATACTGGAAGTTCTTATCAATTAACAACTAGTACTGCTGGGGCAGACGGTAATATTACAACATTTGGAACTGATACAAATTATCAAGTAGGTCCCCCTAGCTTAAATGGTGGGTGGACGTTTCTTCCTGGTGGATTAATCATGCAATGGGGTAATAGTAATACGGCTGCATCGACTGATGTTTTTACTTATACGTTTCCAAGGACGTTTCCTAACAATGTGTGGAACATTCAGGTAACAGGATATCGAGCTCCATCATCTCCAGGTAATGTAACAGATGCGTGGGTTTCGACATCAAATTTAACAACATCTGGATTTCAAGTATATAATAACGGAAGTCATAGCTTTCAATTTTACTGGTTAGCCATAGGAAATTAATGAGCAGTTTACAACCTTACCTTATAGCTGGATCGGATGCGGGTCTTGAGACTGATAAGAAGTCGTTTCTGTTACCAGACAAGGCATTTCCAACGTTAGAGAATGCTTATGTTTGGCGCGACCGGGTTAAAAAGCGTGAAGGTTTGAAGCTAATAGGGAGACTACGAAGGGTTCTTGCAGCCGGTCAGGCTCTAGGAAACAATTTGGCAGGTGCCACAACTACAATTGCAGATATCTTTACGACGCTAGGAATTACAGGGGAGAACGCGGAGATTCAACCAGGCTCACTTGTTATAACGGTAGCCGCCCCGGATGCCAATGTCTTTACAGATCAAGGGGATGGGACTTTTACTGTAAGTGGGGCTGGGTTGGGAACGGCAACTGGTTCGTATATCAATTATGCTACAGGCGAAGTTGTTCTTGCCTATAGTGGAGTAGGTGCCACAGGTGGTGCTGCAATGACTTGTGCCATCAATTATTATCCATCATTGCCGGTGATGGGAATCATAATGCGAGAAAGGTCCAATATCAATTTCGAGCAGACTTTGGTTTGGGACACAAAATATTGTTATGCTTTCGATGGAACAAACTACAACGAATTTCTACCTGCCACATCCACAACCTGGAACGGATCGAACTCCCAGTTTTTTTGGGGAACAAATTATCGAGGTTCAGACGCTTCTGTTAGACAGCTATTTGTAACAAATTTCAATCTAGACAAACCATCTGGTAACCCTATGCGTTATACGGATGCGATATCATGGACAGATTTTGAGCCGGCTGTCAGTAGTACGCAAGTATCAAATGAAAGTATGGTTCCGGGTGTAGTAACGCCCTGGACATCCTGGTCTGGCAACACAGCATCTTTCCCAATTATGCCAGGGACAGTAACGATTACTGTTAGTAACGGTGTAGATCCAGATGTCATCTTTACTGATCCTGCTAAGGATGGCACTTTAAAAGGATCGGCCAGTACAAACACTGGCGGTACAATCAACTACACTACTGGAGCAATTACCCTCCCTACAATCAGTCCTGCAATGACAGCAGATGCAACAGTGACAATCAATTATAAGTACCAGGCCAATCAGCTATTCTCGGCAAAAATATTGCTCCCGTACTATGGTAGACTTTTAGCTTTTAACACCTTTGAGGGTCCAGACAGAAACGGTTCAAAGCAGTATTTCAACCGAGTGCGGTTTTCACAAGTAGGAGATCCCACGCAAGTTGGAGCTTGGGATTCAACGATATTTGGAAGAGGGGGCTTTATAGATGCTCCAACTAACGAGGAGATCATTTCAGCCATTTTTTACAAAAACACCATGATAGTCTTTTTTGAAAAGACAACGTGGCAATTGAGGTATGTAGGAGATTATGGCTTACCATTTGTGTGGGAGAGGATTTCGTCAGATTTGGGATCTGAAAGCCAGTTCTCAACAATACTTTTCGATGAAGGTGTTCTTGGGGTCGGCGACAGGGCTATTATATCGTCAAACGCTCAGGGTGTTCAAAGGATTGATCTTAAGATCCCGGATATGGTTTTCACGTTTAAAAACCAAAATCAAGGGACAGAAAGGATACATGGAATAAGAGACTTTCAAAAGGAGATTGTTTATTGGTGTTTTAATGATGCTACGGACACAGGGACAGCGCAAGTATTTCCTAATAAAAGCCTATTGTATAATTATAGAAATGATACATGGGCTATACTTCGGAACAATATTACAGCTTTTGGTCGGTACTATGGTATTAATGGAATAACATGGGATAGACTAGATGTCTTTTGGAATGATTTTGATGTATATTGGAAAGATCCAGATGGTCAGACACAATTTCCATTTATTATTTGCGGTAACCAGCAAGGGTTCATTCATTTTCTAAACTACACCACAAAAGATGAGGAATCGTTATCGATTACGGCGGTTGATAGAACTGTAATACCACCAAGATTGACTATCACTAATCACAATCTTATTGATGGTGATATAATTTATGTTGAGGATTTAGATTTCATTGATACGTCTGATTCCTCAGATGTAACAACAGATCTAAATGATGAAACCTACCGTGTGGAGACCCTGGTTCCATATGATGCAGACATTATCAAAATAACGAAATGGAATAGTACCACACAAACCTATGAAGCAGACTTCAGCTACACTCCTGCATCTGGCACTGGAACATACATAGGTCAAGGAAAAGCGACTCTTTTGCCTAAGATGCAGATAGTTACAAAGGATTTTAATCCATTCTTGAGTCAGGGAAAACAGCTAAAGCTGGGATATATTGATTTTCTTACCCAAGAAACTCCTTCAGGGGTAGTTTCTGTCAATCTTTATGCCGATACAACGGTTAAGGAAGCCGGCAACCTCTCTGTTGGGCAAACACAGCTTCAAACACAGGATAATCCGTTGTTTAAGGTTCAAAGTGCGGACCTTGCATGGAATAGGTTTTTTTCAACGTTATTTGGTCAGTTCATCTCGGCAGAAATCACATATAATGATGACCAAATGAATGATAGAGACGTTCTCGACCAGCCTTTTGTTTTAAGTGCCTTAATGTTTTGGGTTAAGCCAGGCGGGAGGTTGTCACCATGAGTTTTAGCAATGATCCTCCTTTAGTTACAAACCAAACAAGCGACAATGATTTTCCTGACAATTTCGAAGATTTCATTGAAATGTTTGATAGGGAATACAAGAAGGTCACAGATGCTATTAACACAAAAGAGGGATCTCTTTATCTTCCTCAAGAACTGGCAACATATCAACAATATTTCAGTGTTGAGGATCCTCAGAATAACAGAAATGTCTATCGCAAAGTGGTAGATTTTGGAGCTTTGCCAAATGCAACATTAAAAAGAGTGCAACATAACGTTACATTTACGAATACAACCAGGATGACTAGAATGTATGGTGCCGCTTCAGATCCATCAGGTATTCAATTTATTCCCTTACCTTTCTCTAGTCCAACATTGATAAATAATGTTACGTTAGAAGCAGATGAAACAGACATCATCATCACAACGGGGGCTGATTTTTCTAACTTTAGAGAAACGACTGTTGTGATAGAGTATACAAAAGAGGTTTAGATATGGCGTGGTATGACTTCATTCCGGGTTATAGTTCCTATAAAGTTGGAAAGCAAGCTTACAAACAAAAGGACAACATAGCAGATTGGCTGTTTGGTACTGATTTTGAGAAAATGCCAACCATGACCAAGGAGCAAACGGCATTGCTGAATCAGATTCTAGCCTCTTTAGGCCAAGAAGGACAGCTAGGGCAGGCATACGGTCAAGGCCTTGGGGGATTACAAGAGATGTTAGACCCTTCTTCAGCAGCTTATCAACGTTTTGAGGCACCTTATATGCAGCAATTCCAGCAAGAGACGATTCCCGGCTTAGCGGAGCAGTTTGCTGGAGCAGGCGCTCAAGGGGGAGCATTATCATCGTCTGGGTTTGGTCAGGCACTAAGTAGTGCTGGAGCCAATTTGCAAACACAGCTAGCGGGAATGAAATCAGGATTACAGCAACAGGCGATAAGAGATATTATGCAGCAATATAGTGGTATGGCAGGAATGGGTATGGGTGCTCAGCCATTTGGATATAAAGCACCACAGGAAGGGGCTCTTATGAAATTTTTAGCAGCATTTGCTCAGGGAGCTGGGCGTGGTGCAACCGGAGGATTTGGAGGTTAATCATGGTGCAAGTATTTGATCCAACGCCACGACCATCACAGGCAGGACAATTAGGTCAGGCTTTGGGGGGAGCTTTGGGAGATTATACTGGTCAACAATTGTTGGCTATGAGGCAACGAGGTGCATTAGAAGATTTCAAAAACATGATTAACCCCACTGATACACCTTCAGATGTTACTATGAAATGGGCGCAATCGATGGCTGGAATACCGGGTTCCGAACAGATGCAACAAACCATATTACCCCAATATTTGGTTAAGCATTCTATGAATCTTATACCTGGGCAAGAAGGGGAATATGTGCCTCCTGGTCAGATATTATCACCAAAAGAAGGAGCTCCAACATCTGCCCCAGTGGTGCCTGGTGGTATGCCGTCATCACCAGGAACAATTCCAGCTGGAGCACAACCGGCATCTGCGCCAAGAGGGGGTGTAGAAGATATAGTAGCTCCAGGGGGTGCGCCAACAACGCGGCCAACACCACGTGGGTACAATCCTAAAATAGCGCAATTTGCAATGCTAACAAAAAGTAGTTACGAAGATGCTGCAAGGATGTTTTCAGGATTGACAGAAGCTCAAATCGATGCTGAGATACAAAATGTTGAGTTGCAAAAAGCTAAACAATTGTCAGATTTTGCGGCTAGTAAATTGCCACAGATGTCACAAGATGATCTTAACCAATTCATGAGAATTGGAGCTAAATACCAGGGCATGGCACCAGAGGATTGGTTTAGGGCGACGAAAAGAGACCATCAAAAATTACAAAACGTTGAAAATAGTGTAAAAAACGCAAATATACCAGGAATTGTCTCAGGATTATTTCGTGGGCCGAACTACAGAGAGCAGGCTTTAAAAAAACTCCAAACTGTAATGAAGCCTATGGTGGATTTAGGCGAAGAGATGAAGGCTAGAAGTATTCTGGCGGAACAAGACTTAAGTCCAGCGGAAATCGAAATGGTGGTTAAACCATTAAAGGGAACAGCGGTATCTAACGTATATGCTTTACCGAAAGCTCCTTATAGAGAGGAAGAGTTCTTTAGAGATATGTTTGCTGATCCTGACAAACCCAACTACGATTTTGTAAAAAAAGAAAATCCAAAGATTATAGCTGATATGACAAATAAATATTCAGACTTTCTGGCAAAAAATGTTGATTCTAAAGTTTCCTTGCTTGGTTTAAGAGAAAAATTGCGTCGAGAAAAGGATATAGATTGGCGACACTTTTGGGATATGCTAGAGCTGGCTCAAAGTAAAGGACTTGTATTATCTGCAGAACAAGAAGCAGAGTTAGGGTCTTTACAAAATGCGCCATTAGATTCGTTGCCATATATTTTCCAGGGATGGGGAAGATGGGTAGATTACATTAAGGGTAAGAAATGAATCCAATATTTACAGCACTTGCTCAAGGGTATGGCGAAGATGATATTTTGCGTTATATGATGAAGGTTATACCCAAGATAGCGCCTAGGATTGAAAAAGCGAAGAAGTCAGGACATTCTTCAAGAAAGATATTGGACTATTTTTCCAAGAATATGTCTGAAGAGACCACTAAAGATTATCAAGCATCAAATATTATCACAGGAAGGAAGAAACAAGAAGCGGAAGAATTGACAACTGACTTGCTAAATAAAGGGCTTAGATTAGGCAGTATGGCTTTTGGTGCTCATATGTTATCGAGAACCGCACCTCATTTACTATCTCGTTTTCCTCTTCTTTCGAATTTACTTGGAGATGGGGCAGAGGCCGAAGTGGGCGCTGAGGTAGCAGGAGAGGCAACGGCACCGGTAGCAGAAGCGATCGGTGGTGCTGCCGAAGTGGCAAAGTCTCCAATAGAAGAGCTTGGACCCAAAGCGGTAGACCTTATAGACCAAATGAAGTTTGGAAAGTTAGTAGAACAGTTGGGTAAGCAGGGAGAAGAACCGTCTATTATTGCAGGCGCATTAAATAAGTTTCTGTCTCCAGAACAGAAAAAATGGTTAGGAGAACAGACAAAAGCTTCAATAGAAGATTTAGTAACCTCTTATCTTTCGCAGAAAGCGGGCTTTGGTAAAGCAAATGAAGTTATCACGCCAGATGGTGATATTGGCACGATTGAACAGCAACCCGGCGAGACTGCCAAATTAGATATAGATGGCAAGAAAAAGGTTTTCAGATCGGAGGACCTAACGCCTATACCGGAGAATAATGATGAGATTTTGGACCTTTATGAAAGGTTAATAGCTGCCATTCCAGAAGAATATCGGTCGTCAATGCTAAACTGGGTGGGTTATGATGCAGGACAAAAGTTACTACAGGTGAAGTTTCATACAGGCGACAGCTATACCTATGAGAATGTTCCCGAGGAATTTGCCAGAAAATTAGAAAATGTACTTTTCATAGCAAAAACAACGGGTGGCAACTTTTATGGAAACTGGGCTCAAGGAGAAGAATCTAGGGGCGCTGGTGTCTCAGCTCTAATAAGAGAGCTTCAAAAGAAGTATGGTAGAGGTCAAGAGTATTCAGCAAAATTCAAAGAGGTATATAGTTTCTTTGGTCTACCTGAAGAAAAAAAGAGGCAAAAAGAAAAACGTGAAAGAGAAGAAAAAAAGAAAAAGAAAAGGTCCTAAGCTGCCCGAGCTGGAATATCTTTTTGCAATACATAAACATCGCATAAAAAAGATTAAACCTAAGAAGAAGGTTTATTAATCTCTCTTTCTGAATATTCCTCTGCAATAAATCGGTCTAATTCTTTAGCCAAAATTCTATAAGTTATTCGTTGTTTCCCACTGGTTCTAATAGCTTTAAGGCGTTTGTCGTTAATCATATTTATAACGGTTCTGGTGCAAACTTTTAGGGCAATCGCTACTTCTTTAGGCGTTAAATACTCGTCCATAAATTCCCTATACGTATCTATATTACACACATTCTTAATATTACACAATAACAAAAATAATTTGAATAATGCATTGTGTATTATTTCCTAAAAATTTAATGTTAAATCAAAAACCTAAACAGGGGGAATAAATATGCCAAGAATAGAACAAGCAGTAGGAAGAAGTTCACCATTTGTTGATGTACAGCCACCTGCAAAAGTAGCGCAAAGAGCGCCAACGACCGCCGACACCGAATATCCAGTAGGGTATGTCTGGGTTGATGATAGTGCATCTCCTTCAGTTATATACGATCATTTAGGAGGAGGTACTTGGCAGACTGGTGGTAACCAAGCAGCGACGACGACGGTAGCAGGTATTGTTTTAATCAACACCGATGGTACGTTAGCCGGAGCCGATAATTCCGACGTACCAACCTCTCTAGCTGTTAAAACCTATGCTGATGCTTTGGCGATTGCGGGATCACCAGATGCTACAACAGCAGTGAAAGGTATTATAGAGATTGCTACCAATGCGGAAGCATTAGCGCAAACCGCAACAGATAAAGCACTAGTACCTTCTAATGTGGCGTCTATTCTTGGATCTCCAGGAGCGATTGGGGGAACGACTGCCGCTGCTGGTAGTTTTACAACACTTGCAGCATCTGGTCTTGCGTCTTTGAGTGGGTCGGCAACGATTTTAACAGCAGGAACAGCACTAAACCTGGGTTCTGACAACTCTGGAGATGCAGTTAATATTGGTTTGGGAAATGTAGCGAGAGCGGTAGCAATAGCAAATTCGGCTGCAGCGCACACCGTCACTATAGGTTCGCAAACAGGTGCAGCAAGTTTAATATTACAATGTGGTACAGGAAACTTTGCAGTAACTCCTGTTGCAGCAGGAACAATTACTATAGGGCGTTCAGATGGAACTGGTGTAATTACTGTTGGCTCTTCTTCGGCAGCGCAAACCCTAACCCTTGGTGGAGGAGCTGGTGCGGCTACCATCAATATCGGAGCCGGAATTGGAGGAAATACCATTAGTCTTGGAAATGGAGCTAACTCGTCTCCTCAGACCATAAACGTAGCTGCTGGTGCCAGTGCTGCTAATAGTACAGTTAACATCCTTTCAGGAAACGCATCGGCCGGTGCACAAACCCTTAATGTCCTTACTGGAAACCGAGCCGGTGTTCTTAACCTAGCAACCGGAGCTGCTGCGCATGTTACCACAATAGGATCGGTAACAGGGGCTGCACAAGTAGACATTCTGTATGGCACAGGCAACTTCTCTTGTACTGGAGCTGCTGCTGGAACCATTGATCTAGGCGCTGCCACCATGACAGGAACCTTAACACTTGGTAAGTCGACAGCTGGTCAGACCATCAACGTGGGCGCTGGGATAAACGCTGGGGCGCAGACAATTAACATTGCAACTGGTGCTAGTGCTGCCAATTCAAATGTTAATATCTTGACGGGTGTTGGTACTGCGGGTGCTGCTCAGCTCAATATGGCAAATAATACAAGAGTAACAGCTATTACTCTTGGTAATATTGCTCCTGCGGCTGCCAGAACTACTACTATATTAGGTGGTGACAGCGCTGTGAATGATACCCTAAACATCATGAATGGTGCGCCTTCGCTGAATACTCAAACTGTTAATGTTCTATGTGGAACAGCAACAGGTGGTACTCAAGCACTTAATTTAGGTAACGGTATTGGCGGATCATTAACCGTAAGTATGGGTAATGGAGTTAACTCTACCGCTCAAACTGTTAACATTGCTAACGGGGCATCTGCTGCAGATTCTACCGTCAATGTCTTGAGTGGTGTTGGTACCGCAGGGGCTGGAGTGCTGAATCTAGCTAACAATACTCGAGTAACTACCGTTGATATTGCTGATATCGCTCCGGCGGCCGCTAGAACGGTTAACGTTTGTGGTGGCAACAGTGCCCAGAACGATACCTTTAACCTGATGACCGGCAACCCATCGGCTAACGCTCAAACCGTTAACATCTTAAGCGGTGTGCCTTCTGGGGGGACTCAAGTACTTAACTTGCTAACTCAGACTGGGCAGGCAGGTACCGTCAACGTTGGTACAGGGGCTGCTATGGCCAACAACATCAACGTTGGAGGAACTGGTGCCAACGTTATAGCTATCGGTAATACCCAAACTGGTGGATCGGTCGCTATTGGTAATGCGATGACTACAGGAACGATTGCCCTCGGTGGTGCGACTGGAACAGGAACCATCACGATAGGTCAAAGTACCGCTGCTGGCGGACAAACCATCAACGTTGGTAACGCTATTAATGCGGGAGCACAAGTTATTAACGTAGCTAGTGGGGCTTCTGCGGCAAATAGTACCGTTAACATTTTAACAGGTGCTGCAACTGCTGGTACTCAGACTTTGAATGTGCTAACTAGTACAAGAGCAGGCGCTTTGAACTTGGCGACAGGAGCTGCGGCACACGTGATCGCTGTCGGTTCCGCATCTGCAGGAGCCATCACGGTTGATACTGCTGCTGGAATCAGCCTAGACGCAGCTACAGCCTCTAACTTTACCGTTACTGGAGCAGCTCAAGACCTCAGCCTTATCAGCACTGGGGGATCGGTTAATATCACAGCAACTCAGGCGGCTGCAGATGCGATCGTCTTGAATGCGAGTGATGCTAGCGGGGGCATCGATTTGCTTACTGGGGGAGGTGAAATATCTATCTCGTCAAGTGGAAATGTAGCCGTTACAGCGTCTACTGGAACTCAATCGTCTCCAACAGTATCTCAGACTTTGAATGCTAGAGTTGGTTCAATAGTTTGGGATTCGTTTACTACTGCGAGTGGTGCAGATTTAGATCTAACTATTAACAACACTAATATATTAGCAGAGTCTGTTGTGTTTGTTTCTGTATGTACTAAATCGGGAGGAAACGATGCGGATTTGACGATCGAGGGCGTTAGACAAGCAGTTGGTTCGATAGTAATTCACCTAACCAATTCTGGTCCAGCGGCTTTGAACACGGACATAATCACAAACTTTTGGGTTATGGACTAATCTGAAGCCATTTATATTGGCAAAACATGGCCTCCGGATAATCCGGAGGCTTTTTTTTATAGTTTAAAATAGGTGGTTTCGATATGATAACAAAGAACGTATCACAATGAAACACCTATGCTTTACGAAGAATTTTACAAAGAAGTTACAAAAAAAAGCCCCAAAGATCCAAAAAAAAGAAAATACATTCGTATAGAATGCAGGCGCTGTAAGAAGATTTTGGAGATAGACAAACGAGATTTTAAAACACATAAGGGCTATTGCGTGTCCTGCAGAAATTATGCAAGAGAAGGATATATCTTAACCAACGAAGACGAAATCTATATCTCAAAATCAGGACTAAGATTTAAGGGTAAAAAAATTATTTGTCCAATCTGTAAAGCCGAAAGAATTGTGGTAATGAATGCTTCCAAAAAAAGAACAGGATATTGTAGGCACTGTTTTGGAAAAGGAACAGCCAAGAAAAAAACGATACGTGAAATCCAAAATCATATTAGAGAAAATGTAAAAATAAACGAAAACGGGTGCTGGATCTGGCAAAACGGATTAAATAGAGCTGGATATGGTAAATGCAAGATAAACGGACGGCAATGGACATCCCATCGTCTTTCTTACTCAGTTTTCAATGAGCCAATACCAAAAAAAGCATTTGTCCTTCATAAATGCCCTGGTGGTGGAAATCCTGCATGTTGTTGTCCCGATCATCTGAAAATTGGCGATGCAAAGGAAAATGCGAATGATCGCAAGAAAGATGGTAGAGATATGACTATTGGTGAAAAAAACTGGAATTCCAAGCTAACGGAGAATCAGGTAATAGAGATAAAAAGAAGATTGATTTCTGGTGAGGTTGGGGCAAATTTAGCAATAGAATTTGGTTTGAGTAGAACTCATGTATATTCTATCAAACATGGCAAAAGCTGGTCGCACGTTCCGTGGCCAGACGAAGCGAAGCAAATAGATTCTTGACACGAAAATCCATACAAAATATTTTGTAGTAATGAGCAACACTGTTAACGTTTCTAAAAAATTCCATGTCAGCAAATCAACGATTTCTGTTATAAAAATTATAAGTTTTTGTAACCAAAAAAAAGGAGAATAGACATGGAACCAACACACGCAACATCAAGATGGGAATACGAGATTGACGGAAAGAAAGCATGGACGTTTTGTGATTCAACTATGAGTTTACCGCAATTTTATGAATTTGCAGTACAACAGAAGAATTGGGCATTCCAACAATTGCTAAAGCAGGAAGAAGAGGCTAAAAAGCAAGAAGAGGAAAATTTGAAAGTGTTAAATAAAGATGAAAGTTGTAAAGATGAGTGTGAAGAAGTTCAAGAAGAGGAAAAAGAATGACTAGAAAAGCGGAGTATTTGACAAGAGGGACCCGCGACGCTTCAACATTTGACAATACATATCAAACATTGGGGAGCTCTTTGAGCTCTCCTGCTGTTTTGGTTAAAATTGTAAATAACAGCGACACGGATATTGATGTTTCGATTGATGGGTCTACGGATCATGATTTTTGTCCATCGGATTCGTTTTTTTTGTATGATTTAAGGACAAATGCAGGAAGGTTTTATGATTTTGTGTTTCCTGTAGGTACGCAATTTTATATCAAAGGTGCGGCGGCTGGAACAGGAGATGTTTATCTAGTAATTATTAGCGAGGTACCATAATGTCACAAGCTGGTCATCTTTCAGTAGCGTCTACCCCTAGTGTGGCGACATCATACACGACTGATTCCGGAACAGCCGTACCGGTAGCTAATGTTTTAGATGTTAAAGCTGTTGATAGTACTGATAACAATGCGAATGGAATACAGACTAGAGGTGGAGCGGCAGCAACAGAGGGTGGCGCGGCTAATGACTTAGAAATTCAACTTACAAATAGGGTCCAAGGAACAACAACAACATCTGGTGCGGTGACTGCTGATATTATAACGTTCGCCCTTGGTGCCACTCCTGGTGTGTATACGTTTGAAGCGACAGTATCGGCATTTGACAGTGCGACGCCTGCTGGAGCATCGTATCGTTTGTTTTTTGGATTTATTACTGATGGTGCAACTGCAACTTTGATAGATAACACAGATCGAATAAACCATGAACAAGCCGCACTTGCGGGTGCGAACGCTCTCGCTGTGGCTTCGGGAAATAACGCAGTGGTTCGAGTGACAGGGGTGGCTGGCATAGATCCTCTGAATTGGTCTGCTGTTGGATATTATGTATTTACAAGTTAAGGATAAAATATGGCTGGTTTTGACAACGACGTCTGTTGGTGCGACAATCTGGACTTTCGAGGTATTGATCCACCTTCAGGGCAATTTAGTTCTAGTGGTCAGTTAGCAATAGGATCTGGCGGATCACCGGCCATAAAAATTGGCCAGATTACTTCTTCCACTCTTACTGTAAGTTATAGTGATCCTAATATCACGATTAATACGGCTGGCGGAGGGGATCCTGTTGAGACTTTTGTTACAGATATTGCGGGACCTGTATCGCCAAATGCTACTGGACAGATCACTTTAACCGGAACACATGTTTTCACGGACGGTACGACGGCCAATACGCTAGATTTTGGTTTAGATGCAACTGCCTATACCTTTCTATATGGTTCTGGAAACAATGTGGATATGGCGGAGCTGGGGCCTTTAACCAATGGCCAGCTCATAATAGGAAGCACTGGTGCAGCACCTGTAGCAGCAACGCTAACATCGGCTGATAGTTCGATCACGATCACTGGCGGAGCCGGAACTCTTGATATTGTCGTAGCTGGTGGAACGACTGTTGGTAAGACGATTACTGGTGATACTGGTGGGGCGCTTTCTCCAACTGGTGGAAACTGGAACATACTGGGTGGTGCTGGTGTCGTTACCTCTGGAGCAGGTTCTACGCTTACGATAGATGCGGTGGCCTATACAGATCATGCAGCGCCTACAAGCGTAGCTGTTAATACAGGGTCATTTGCTACTGCTGCAATTGCTTTGACGCTTCCCGCAGCTCCGAGTCAAGGGGATCGCTGCGAATTTATTGCAACTACGGCTGGTGCTTTAGCTGTGACATGTGCTGGAACGCAAGTAGGACATCTGGGTAGTTCATCAACCACGGCTGGTGGAACTTTTACCTCCACTGCCGCTGGAGATGCACTTGCCTTGATTTATCAATCAGCCACGGATGATTGGTGGGCGATCTCCTCTACAGGATCATGGACACTAGCATAAGGGAGAAATGTGGCTACAAATAACGCATTAAATATAACAACTTCTGGCATTCCGGTTTATGATGGTGCTGGCTCATTTTCAGCAGAGACAACAACACAATATGATGTGTTAGTCGGTGATACAAATAACGGTATCGCAAATGTAGCACCTTCAGCCACATCTGGGGTTCCGTTAATTTCCCAAGGCTCTAGCGCTAACCCGGCCTTTGGAACGGCGGTAGTTGCTGGTGGAGGAACTGGGGTCACGACAAATACCGCTTACGCTGTGCTTTGTGGAGGCACCACTGCCACAGGAGCTATCCAGTCTTTGGCCGGCTTGGGATCATCAGGTGACGTATTAACTAGCAATGGGGCAGGAGCATTGCCGACGTTTCAAACTGCTGCTGGTGGTGGTGGAGTTGGAACTAACATGCTTTTTACAGCGACAAATATATGGTTCAGTTTGCGCCCTTCAAACCAGACAACTTATAGTGTAACAGATGATCGATTAGAATTAATACCCATCTGCATTAGCAATCAGATCACATTAAGCAAAGTTGGAGTTTATATTACTTCAGCAGTAGCAGGCTCATCGGCAAGAATGGGCCTTTATACCCAAGATCCTTCAGATGGCAGTTTTGCTCTTGTAACCGATTGGGGTACGGTTGGAACTACAGCAGGAAGTACAATGGCATCAGTCACTGCAACTGATGTATTAACGCCTACAACAAATTACTGGTTAGCCTTTGTATGTGATGAAAACGGGGGTGCTGTTGCATGTAGCGGTTTTAGCACATTGGCATCAAAGAATATATTTTCTACAGCATCGTCCAATTTGCTTTCTAGTATATATAAAGATGCAGTTGGCATTGGAGCTTTATCGGCAAGTTATAATTGGAGTGATTTTACACTACAAGCAGGAGCATCAGTACAACTATATATTCAAGGTTTACATACATAGGTAAAATATGGCTCAGAATACAGGTGACAATAGGCATGGACCAACAACATGGATTGTAGCTCCCTCTTTGGCTAACGGCTCTCACAGCACTATTACTTCTGCCTGTGCAAGTGCGAGTGCAGGGGATACTATAGCGATACGTCCAGGCTCGTATACAGAAGATTTTACTATTCCTGCAGGCGTGGAGTTGGTAGGTTTTGGAAATGGGTCCACTTCTGCTGTAGACATTGTGGGCAAAATTACTATGACTGCCACTGGGGTGTCGTCTATTAAAGGAATTAGACTGCAAACCAATTCAGATTATGCTGTTGAGATTACAGGATCTAATTCTACGGTTTTGCACATAATAGATTGTACACTGCAATGTACTAATTCGTCAGGTCTGCATTGTACGAATACAACAGGATCAATGAGGTTGTGGCAATGCTCAATTTCTACCGCTAATGCTATTGGCATACATGTGACGACAGGGGGAACGATATTTTATTTCAATTGTAATGGAACGACGTCTGGAACTGCTGCTGTTTCAACTTGTAGTGCAGGAAGCATCAACTTTCAATCAAGCAATTTTAACCAACCTTTTTCGACTTCTGGAACAGGATCTATCAATAGCTGGTTTACGAGGTTTTCTAACGCAGCAACGACATGCATTGCGTTAGCTGGAACTGGTCAGAGCACACTTTTGTCGAATCACTTTGGATCCACTACAGCAGCCGCTGTAACAGTAGGGGCTGGTCATACATGTCTTTTTGATGATAATGTTGTTAATTCAACAAATGCTGCACCTATATCTGGAGCAGGAGCTATCGTATATGGAAAAGTTACTTACAGCAACACGGGATCAGCGAATACAGTAACTACTCGTACAGCTTATGGCATAGATACTGGCTTTGTAACTTTTGATGGTGGTACGACACGTGTTAACAACAATTTGCGCTATCAAGGACCTTACTACGAAAATCTGGGTATAACTTATTCTGGAGGGACATTTACCGTCAGAGGAGCTACGGCAACACTAAGCGCAACAAATCCAGCATATGTGGTTTTGCCTTCTAAAGCCACTCCAGGAGCGTTTACGAGATATGCGATCACTGCTGATCAGAATTTTATTGACGACGCTGGCGCTAGTGAAATTATCAACAATTTGTTTGGCTTAACAACTAGTGTTGCGTATGCACAAGATTTACCTTTCTTCTTATATGCGGTAACCAATGATGCCGAATCTGCCATTCAGTTTATGATTTCAAGAGTACCCGATTTAAGACAAAGTCCTGCTACAGCCAACATTGGTGCTCCTGACGATGCTGTGGCAGATACTCAAGGCAGCTTTTTCTCATTAGACAACATTGATGAAACTCTCTACGATACGAATCCATGTTTGATGGTAGGGTCCTTTCGTATGAGAATGAGTGCTTCAGATGATTGGACAGTACAAACGCTAGATGATCAGGATGGGATAGGTCAATTCCAATATTCTAGAGAGTTTACTTTTCCTACAGCTGCGTTTGGAGCGGCGACAGGCACGTATATTCAGGACAATGGTGGCACTGCTCCTGTTTTCAGCACTAACGAATATCTATTCCGCATTTTGCCAGGATCTCGCTGTGAAATCCAATACTTCATGGATGGAGATGGTGGCACAGATGGAGCAGGAGCCGTTGTTTCCTTTCTAACGATACCTTATATTGCTGTGCAAAATGGCAATAATTTCTACGCTGGTGCTGCATATTGGAACTCCACTTCTATAACGGCCAGGGTTGGTGGTCATGCTATATCAGCACAAAATCTCACATCCTGGAGAGGAGAAACGGGAGATATTTTGACCAACGACGAAATGCCGTCCGGTTCCCGAAACATTTATGGAACATTACAATACAAAATGTCAGATAGTTAAAGGTTGAAAAATGATTAATCCTAATGTTGATCCCGTACATGATAGAGATGAATTCGTTAGTCGGCTGGATAAAATATTTTGTCCGATCAACAAATATTCAGAAAAAGAATGTTTGAGAGCTTTGCTTTTTGCAGATAGCACGAAATTAGATGAAATTCGCCAAGAAAAGGCTGTATGTGATGCCGAGAAAGAAAGATATCTCCAAGCCTACGACGCTGCCCAAACCGAAGAAGACAAAAGACAAGTTGTCGGATCGGTCAAAAGATAAAGGCGAATATGACAAGATTGCATTTGTCATATTTGGCATATTTGTTGTATTGTTCGTCATGTTCATTATTTTAGATATCATAGGTTGGGCATGAAAATTTTAGTATTCGCTTTTTTAGCACTCGCATGTACGGGGTGCCATCTTCATACAAACCTTCAATATGAGATGCAATGGGACGGAAAAGTAGATCCCCAGTAAAGAAATTGTTGAGCAAATATAAGGAAGTCGTTATGAAGATAGTAATTGCACTCCTGATTTTGGGTTTTGGTTGTGGGGGTTGTGCTTACATCAACCATTGGTGTGGACTTAAAGACGATAACATTGTCGAAGAGAGCCTGGAAGATGTAATAGAACATGAGACTGGGATCTCTATCGATCTCACCCCAAGCACGCCTGAAGAGTGAATTGATTTTTTCCCTTGTGTTCTCGTAGCCCCAGTTTTCTCCATTCTGGGGCTTTTTTTATCGAGAAACTTTTCTGTCTTCAATTTTCTTTTGGAGTCTTTCCTTTTGAACAGGATGCTGTCCTACGACTTTTTGTTCTGGGAAGCCGCAAGTATCGGGGTACCATGCCTGTAGGTATTCATTTTGACGAATCGCTAGCAGAACGTTGCAAAGGGTTTCTTCTGTGATCTGATTCTGGTCGATCATCTTTTCCAGAGCTTTTTCCTGTCCTGCCAAAGCTTTCTGAAGTTTTGCGTAGAGGATCTGTACTTGGGTAGTCATCTCTTGCAAACATGTGAAGTGTTTTTCTATTTCAGCTTGGATCAACTTGTCTAGGGAGTTCACCAATTCGGGGATTTCCTCTTTTGGTATAATCCTTCGCAGTTCTACCTTTGAGTCCTTTTTCTTTGTCATCTTGCAACCTCGCTATTGCATTTAAAATTTCTGGTGGGAATGGATAGTAACTTCTTGTGCGGTAAAGCCTAACTGGCTTCGGAATGTGTGGGCCTGATGTATCATTGTTTATCTTGTTCATATCTTTCCTAAAAAATGTCTACTATTCTTCTAATGATTTCCATGATCACTTCGATCATGAAGAATCCAAAAAATTCTTTTTTCAATTCGCATAAATCCTCACGTATCTTCTTTTATGATCATGAAATAAAAAAGTAACATACTCCATATCAAAATAGAAGTTGCTATAGATTCTGGAGGTTTACAGATCCACAAGATATAAAATGGTAGGGAGAATAGACACCCTATTGTACCGACTTTAATTAAGTGCATAAGACCTCTCCTTGCCTTGCTATAACTGTCCTATTCATGCCACATCTTCCCTGTCCACATCTCGCCAATCCAATACCTTCCCATCCGTAAAATGCGGCGTCGGGGACTTGCACCCCGTGGAGCCTATCACGCCGCCGAACCTAACCATGCCCAAGCAATCCAACCCTCTCTCCTCCATGCCGTGCCGTAAAATAGATTAAAAGGGCTACAGAGTTTGAAGGTTTTATGTTAAGGGCTCAAAATCACATTTAACAACTTCAAATCTACCATAGCCCAAAGTTCTTCCGTCTGCTATTCCCTGAAGTTTCCCTGCATCTTCAATAACTTTCTTTGCTTGAGCTTGAGATACCAAGGAATTATCTATTGTTAAGGAAAAGGAGCATTCCCATCCTGGTGACATAGCTATTCGGTATCTCACGTTTTTTCCTTTCGTATTAGGATTGCTTACCATTCTGATATCCACATAAACAGGGAGATTAGAATCTTGTGGTATGTTTTCTGGTTCTATATTTTCCCAGTTATCGAACATGTGTCGGTTAAATACAATGATTTCGTCGTCTACTGTGACAGCAGATATCCATGTTTTTTGAATGGTACCTCTTCCTACTTTTGTGTGGACTGCACCATTTCTTAACGACGCAAACATGTAGGTTCCTGGCATGTAAAGTTGTCCATTTCTATGGAAAAAAGAATCTCTCCATTCGTTGGGGTTGTTTCCTGCTGATCCCTCTCGTGGTTTTCTTGTATCCGTTATGGATTCTAAATTGAATTTGTGAAAAATGAAGGGTTTTATGCCTCTGATTGTTACATTTGCTCTTATCATTTTATTTTCTCCTTGTTAAAAAGTTGCCTTTCCCTTGCTTTCCAATCCTTGACTTTCTGTGCCTTGACTTACCTATACATTCCAGGCCCTTCCCGTTCAGTCCGATCCCTGCCTCGACGTTCCAATCCGCTCCGGTCTGGTCTGTTCCTCGTGGAACATTTAGTGGTTGGAGGAGTCGAACCTCCATTACCAATACCACTATGGCCATTCCATTCCTTTACTTCACAGTCCCCGACTTACCCGTCCTGTGCCGTCCATTCCATTATCAGAATTAGTGATGTGGAGAGTTGCACTCCACTACGACTATCACCACTATATCCTTGCCAAACCTCTATCTCCCAATCCCAGACGTTCCCATCCCCTTCTCGCCTATGCTGTCCAGGCCCTTCCCATTAAAATTGAGGGGCAATCAAGCCCCTCTCAATTAAAAGGAGTCCTTTCCTTGCCAAAAATGTCAAAAAATCATAAAGTAAACTCATCATTGAATCTTGGGAGCAGGGTGTTACCTTTCACTCTGCTCTTTTTGTTGTAGCCACTCTTCGAAACCTTTGCTAAACCCCGCTTCATTCGCCATAGCTTTACGCAAGATTGTTTGCTCATCTGTCAGTTTTGACAGTTCGGTGATGTACTCAATAAGGCCATTTCTATCGTATTTTTGGCCGTATTTCTCGAGAAATTGGCCGACTGTTACTTTCGGTTGTTCTTTTGATTCTTCATGAGGGGCACTTTTTTGAGCTAACACACCATCATCATCATCTGGCACAACTCCAACAGCGGCGCTAAGAGAATAACGACGAGCGTAAGTTATGGAACTGCCTGTACTATGAGCATCACGTTTTCCCATCGGAACCAGTAGTGGGCCAAAAGACATCCATTCGCCACTGGTATGTATCAATGTCGTTGTAACGGAAACTCCGTCATCGGAAGATGTTGCATCCTGAACAACAGAAAGCCCATTTTTTGTTAGAGGCTCACGCAATATGTTCCAAATTGATGCGTAATCTGCGTATTTATAATTATATCCTTTTGAATCTTTTGATACTGTTTGTAACTCGGATTGTAATTTGTTTAATGCAACAGCAATCTCTTTTATTGATTCACTTGTTTTCATGGTTTTCTCCTTGTGTGTTCCATGTTCTCCCTTTTAAAATATGGTTGATTGTCGTAACACCAACTTCATATAGAATTACCTCTTGTAGAAGACATATCGAACCATTGGTATAGTTCTAGGCATTTCTTAAATACATTTAAGTCTTCGACGTAAGTTTCATACTTTTTGAGGCTTGGTTTTTTCCCTTTTTTGACATGGACAAAAAGCACATTGTCAACAGATGCGTATCCATTGACTTCGCATAGATATCGGTAGGCGGCTCCTTGCAAACGCCAATGGTTTTGTGGCCGAGAGGAAGATTTCCAGTCGAAGATGTACGTACGATCAGGAAGCTTTGCGATCAGGTCGATCGCTCCCGTGATCTTAAGCTCATCGCAATAGAGCCTTTCCTCGGTTACAAGATCCGCATCTTTAAAAATGTGTTGTGATGTATTCCACCAATGCGACCACGAGTCCAGATACCCGTCGATAGTATCAGAACTGGTATCCATGAGAAAGTATGGTATGCTTTGCCCATGAATCCTGGCCTCGATGGCTTGATGTACTTCTGTTCCTCTTTCCGCTGCAGGAACTAAAAGTTCCCGATCCACAAACTCCACACCCGTGAAGGGAGTCAGTATTTCCGTGACTCGTAAATATCCTGATCTGTCCAACTTTCTACCTCCAATAGCGTTTGTTGTAATTCTCGTAGAGCTTCCTTGTAATCCTCCGGAGACTCGTTGGGGTCTGGAAGAACTTCAAGGCCATTCCAAATCTCTTTAATCTGCTCTTCCATTTTTCTTGACCTCCCTTTGGTTTTGAGTTATCTTATCACTATATACAGAATCAGGATATGGAGCAAGAAAAAATGAATCTAAAAGAATACCTTGACGCAAATGAAGAAAGCACAATGGAATTTGCGATGCGTAGCGGCTTAACCTATAGTCAAGTACACCATATACTAGCCGGAAATATGCCTACGTTGAAAACAGCTCTCATCATAAGTGTTGTAACGCATAGGGCAGTTGAACCTGAGGATTTAGTTTCGGACAAAATATATGAAACAATATACCACAAACACCGCAAGGTAAGAAAGGGCTAGAATGGTTTGCTGCTTTGTCGTCAACTCATAATTCTTCTTTTTGTGTTTGATGTAGTACATGCCGCACCTCCTTTCTTATCACGATAAACTGATGGGGATATTTGTCAAGGGGGCACTTAATCATGCTAAAAATGTTGATAGCATTTAGACCTATGGGTATACTCAGAAAAATAGATCGTCGATTCTAGAGCGATTAAACCATAGCTAGCTACCCTCCAAAAGGAAAAACATATGAGAACAGATACCCCCATGAAAGCCATTCGGGCATTTTGCTTGGAATGTATCGGAAACAAGTCTCGAGAGGTTGATTTGTGCACATGTACCAAATGCCCTCTCTGGAAATACCGTTTCGGGAAAAGACCCGAGACAGCTAAGCGAAAAGGGAAAATCGTCGAATGATCATTGAATTCTGCGAAACTTGCATGGAAGAAATACCCCTCAACACCAACGACATCTGGGTAGCATCAGCAATATCCTTTGTCCTACTAGATGAATTCCTTCAAATCGAACCTTTCCAAATTCGAGAACTCGCCCTACTACAAAAACTCGAACTCGCAGGATATGTCATCTCGACAGAGTTCGAGTCAAAAAAAATTGTCGTGATACCAAAAGGAATAAAAGACAAAAACAACAACCATCTCATTTGCCGATGCGTTGCC